CTAAAGTTTTCATGTCAGAGTCAGAAACTAGACCCTCAAGGACAGTGAAAATCTGGTTTTGGGGTGATTCATGGCGGGCTTTTCTTACCAAACCAATAGGAATGTCTTTGAAGTCAGGTAAAGAAATGGTTTTGTTTTCGTGCTCAAGGTTAAAGCTCATCTGTGCGACTCCATCATTTTGTTTGAATGTGCGACTGAGGGTGAGAGGTCAAAGGGGGCTGACCCCCCACCCAATCAAAACCCCAAGCGCCGCCGCACGGTAACGCTTGGGGCAAACTGTTACGCTTCCAGGTCAGAGAACCACTTAGTGACCACGTTGGAAGTTGAATCAGCGTATGCAGTGATTGTCACCATATAGCCGATAGCCTCGCCAGAGGCCAGTGTGCGCTCTCCAACAGAGGTGATTTCACCGGCGGGAATATATGTGCGCTCAATCGAAGAACCGTCAATAACGTCCACAATGAACGACTGGCGTCCACCAGTTTTGCGTGGGTCAATGAGGAACTTGCCGGCGTCCATAGCGACACCGTAATACAGCTCAAGCACAGCTTCATTGGTTTCAATAAAAGTGGTTTGAATTGAATAGGTGCCCTCAGAAACAACCTCGCGCACCAAAGCGCCATTCTGCCAAGCACGAATCTGTACCGTGCTTTTGTCAATGGTTTCCGTCACCCCATCAGGTGAACAATATCCAAGGTCAATGAAAGCCGCGTCAAGCGCCGTACCAGAGTCCGTTGGTGCCGCCGTGCCAGTAGGGGCCACATACACAACCCCCGTGGTGCCAACCCTTACGTTGTCTGAATCTAATGCCATAATTTTTTTTCCTAACTAATTGGTTTAGAGGTTTGTGCCTCGATGGTCCACGGCAAAACGCATAAATCTACGCTCGCCACTTAAGTCTGAAACGTCCTGAATCAAAGACTCAGGGCTGGTGTCAGTTATTGGTGTGCCGTTAGGCAAATCATCAAAAAGGGCAGTTACCATAAGCGCCAAAGCGTTTGCGGCCCCATAGGTTGTGGCGTAAACATTCACGCCAACACTGGTTGTTGAAACAGTCTTAGACTTCCTGTTGCCGCCGTCGTACCTCAGAATGACCTGTGAGGCTGTGGTGTCTGCCATGACACCCACGCGGGTGCCAGAGTAGCCGTTAGCGTTCAAGCCTGTCTGAAGCCTTCCCACAAGGTGTGAAATTATGTCCGAAAAAATTACGGCGTCAGCCATCCTCTAGCTCACCTCATCGACTTGTGTTTATTAGTCTTTACCTTGTAGCCGCGTTCCCCGCCAGCCAAATCAAGCGCCCTCGACAATTCGCCAGTGTTTGCCTCATCAAAGTCTGAACCGTTGATAACCTTGGCCCTCGCCCGCTTGCCACTAGTAGAAACTTTCAAAATAGACCCCGGAATTGCTGATTGGACTCGACGCATCCTTGCTTCAAGCTCGTCCGCCACAGCCCTAGAGCGCATCAGCTCGCCAACACCTTTACGGTTCAGCTTGACCTCGCCACCGCCACCCGGAATTTTACTAGCCACGGTCAGCCTCCCTTTGCAAATTGGCGACAGTGCCTGGCGTCCACAAACCTAACCCGGCCCGCCAATCAAAAGCCTCACCGTCAAGCTCATACGTTTTCCCGCGCACAATAAATTTGTCATCATCTTGAATGTCAAAACCACTAGCAAAATAGACTGTCAAACCGTCTGTGACCATAATCTGGTCAGGGTCAAAGTTTGTGCTAGAAACACGGGCAGAAACTATAGCCTGCACCGTCGTGTTAGTTGTCGTATATACGGGCTCGCCAAAAGTGTCAGTTGAAGTTGAGCTACGCCTTACCTGGGTAATATCTTCCATTGCCGAAAATTCCCGTCGTCAAAAGTGGCCTCAAAAGTTGTGTTGTGGAATAATGTCGCCGCCACCGAAACGTGTCTGGCTGGGATAATACCCGCCATAGTTTGGGTTCCCAATAGTGGACGCTGACCGGAAAGACCTGTCACGATAAGAGTTTGCCACCTGAGTGTCAGAGGGTGACAAAAGCACCTGAGCCCCGACGGCCCAGTTTGCATAAGACTGGGAAAAGGGTCCGACAGACTGTTGCTGGATGCCCGCCGCCGCGTCAGCCGGAATCTGTAAAGTTCTGACAACCATGCCAGCCACAACCGCCACAACATCGTCAGGGATATCCGCTGAACCATGCTCATAGTTGACCACCACAGGGCTGAACGTGCCCAGCTCATAAAGTGACTGCCTGCCGTCAAACGTGTAATCAATTTCTACGCCGTCCAAATCTCTGACCGTCACAACCTCAATGACCGGGCGTTGCACAAGGCGCACCACACCGCTATTGGGGAAAAGGCGAACTGTGGACTCATCAACCTCAAACTTTTGGATTGACCTTTGCACAAACATGGCTGAAGCGTCTGTGAGCCATGCTGTGGCCTTAGAGTTTTCTGCCGTGGTCAAGTCGCGGCCCAGCCGGGCCTCAACGTCAGCGATTGTGGCAAGCGCCATTTTTGTGCCTTCCCTGTGTCAAAACTTTTGCGACTGAATGCTGAAAGAGGGCTGGTCGAAACCAGCCCCCTCCAAGCGTGGCCTAATGTTACGCGGCCACCGAAACATACTGCACAACAGCGGCAGACTTCACAACTTTGCCACCAAACACGTTCAAACCGCGAACGATATCAGCGAACTTGGTCTGGTGACGCAAAGCCTCTAGCGACTGAATCTGGTTGGCATATGCAACCATGTCCTGGTGGTAGCCCATAGCGGCTGGGGTTCCAGCGACAGAGAGCAAAGGCGACTCAATCACGGTGAACCCGTAAAGACGCCCAATGACACCATTTCGCAAAGTGTCATCCGTGCCAGCAATGCTTGAATCATCCAAAGCCTGAATGAGCAAGTCAGTGAAGTCAGGGTTGACTAGCAGGTAACGGTTGGCAGTAGGAACCTTGGCGTTTGCCATCAGGCGGCGAATGTCGCGCACGGCAGTTTTGGCTTTCGCCGCAGTGTCCACTTCAATATCGCCTGGGTTTCCGTCAGTACCTTCAGCAACCATAAGGTCAACCAGGTAGTTTTCGGAATCTTCAGCAAGAGCGCGTCCGGCAGAGTCAACCCAAGCGTTGAAGCCTGAGCCAGTCTGAACCTTGTCAACGTCGTCCACGTTCACGGAGAACGCTTTTTCCTGGTCGATAGCCAGCAACACTTCAGTGTCAGCCAAAGCTTCAGGTGAAATGACGCGGCCAGCGCCAGCATAGTTAACAATGGTGGGCGTGGTTGCGTTGATAATGTGAATTTTGTTTCCAGGTGCCACAACGTCTGTGAACTGGGTCCGCAGAGTAGGAATAACTACCTGGTTTGAAATGAACGCTTGGCTTACGCCAGCCGCCCAAATTTCGGGAATAAAATTGTCAATAGCCATTTTGGACTACCTTTCTTGGGGGGTTTTATTTCCCCATAAGCGAATCAAGCCTGCCAGAGGTTCTGGCCTCCAAAACTTGTGCCGCCGTCATATTTTTCAAATCGTCACGGGTGCTAATTTGTGACAAGTCAGACTGTGAACCCCTAGCGCCTTGCCCCAAATCGGGTTTGGCAAGTCCTGTTTTCATACTGTGAGTTTCAACCCACGCCCCAATAGCGTCTGAGTCAACGTCACCACCATCAGTAATAAAGGTGCTTTTGTCAAAGTCAAGCAAAGCGCTCGCATCCAAAGAACGACCCATAAGGCTGGATTTTAGTTCGGCGTCCACTAATTTTCCGGCAAACTCGACTCGAACAGCTAGCCTTGTTTCGTCCTTTGCGGACTCCACCAGACGTTCCTGGTCAGTGAGTTGATTTTTTCTTAGCTCGCCAAGTTCTTTCACAGCCTGGTCATTTGCTTTGGCCTGCTTCTCAGTTTTTTGACTGAGCGCTTTCCACTTAGCAACCTGGGCTTCCAAATCGGCCACAGTGGTTTCGACACTTTCGCCACCCCCGCCGTCTTCACCATCTGTAGGTGTTTCGGTAAGGGTTTCTGGTTCTGTGTTTTCTGACATTGGGTTGTTACCTCCACGTTTCGTTTCGGGTTTGGCGCGTTTCGCGCCTTCTCACCACTCAAGGTGAAAATTTAAAGGGCAGTGTCTAGCGCCCCAGGTATTTCTGACGGGCCCGTAAAGCGTTGGTTACGCCACACCAAAGTGGGCCCATATTCGCCATGTTCACGGGTTGCAATAATTTCCGTCAAGTCAGCCAAGCGGGTGCCGTCCTCATACTCCACAAGCTTTCCTATGGCGGCATCCCGTGCCCCACGGTCACTCACGCCAAACTGGTCTGCTAAAGCCTGGTGCATACTGTCGAGCCCCTCAGGGTCAATCACCTGGCCGGGGTCAAAACTGCCGTATATAGCTTCCTCGCCACAATCACACCCAGGATGGATTGGCTTCAACTGGTCACGGGTGTAGCGCTGTGTTGAGGCAATCGCGCACAAAGAGCAATTTTCTGAACCACTCAAAACGCGCCTATAGCCCACAATGTTGTTGTTGCCTTGGCGTTGCTTGAGGCCAGCCGCCCTGGTAGCCAGTTGCACGTCACTAGCGGCAATACTGAACGCCCTGGCCGCACCCTCTCTTACAGCCTCGCCCACCTGTTTGTTTTGCGACAAAGCGGTGTAGGTGCTAACAAAGGGTCTACGATAGACCTCAGTCTGTGAGGCCCCATTTCGCAAAATAGTGTCCGTCAAGTCGCTTGCGCGAACCGAAACAGGCGCAAACTTTACCCCGTTAGCTTTTGCCACTTCAGCGTAGTAGGCGGCTTGTAGTTCAGCCGCCCGCAATTTCACCCCAGCCATTTGCGGGTCCAAAATTGCTACATATCGGGCATGGTCAGCGTCGCGCCAAGAACCTAACTGTTTGAAAAGGTTTGAAGCCAAGTCGCCAGCGCCACGAATCAGCTTGGTGTTCAGCCTTGTATATCCGTCCCTAATTTGGGGAAGGTCAACCATTAGGGCTCAGGCGTCGCAACTGTCGGAGCTGGGGCAAGTAGCGCCTCAGTCAAAAGAGCTTCACCAGCACGTTGAATTTCCATGTCAGCAACCTCAGCCGGCGAAAATTGTCCAACCAAAGTCATCCTGGACCGGAAAGGCATATCAACAAACTTGGAACTAGCGTCAGCCCGTTCAGCCAGAC